CATAGGTCAGTATGAGTACTCTATTTACCACGATCCACCCAACGACAAGTATAACTACACTTGCGTTGACCGTAGCAACCCCGGACCCCCATTCGTGAATGAGACAGACTTGTCTATCACGAAAACCACGGTCCAGCCGGCATACATGACTTTTACCCTAGACAAAGCGTACTGGGGTAGAAGATGGGAGCTACATAAGTATGCACACCCAATCTCACATGCAGTGCCAATCGTTCAGCTTCAACCTTACGTCAACAAGATGTTGGCGAATGTTAATCCGAACGTGCCCATTGTTGATGTCCCACTCGCTTTTCGCGAGTTGTACGACATTCCCAAGATGGTCTACCAGCTTGGACGCGTCCTCACTGGACGCATCTCTGCAGGAGACATCCCGGGTGGCCACTTGGCCATTCAATGGGGCTGGATTCCTCTGTTTAACGATCTTTCTAAGCTTGCTAATCTTGCTCAGGAGATTGAAGAACAGGGGAAGCGTCTCGACAAGGCAAAACGCGGATCACTCCGAGTTGGCCTTGGCTCTGAGACTACCTCGTGGTCTGGTCCCATATCTGGCTGGATTAGCCCTGATGGCTATTCTAGATTCAGATATCAGAGAAGACACGAGAACAAACGTCGTGCATGGGCTACACTTAGAGTGGAGCCCGACTTCTCTAACCAGTACTGGGACTCCTCGCCAAGCCGAACCGTTCATAGAGCGGTTGGCTTATACAGCGAGGGGGTACCTGCTTCCACCATATGGAATATGATTCCATGGACGTGGCTCATCGACTACTTTGCTTCCGTGAGCTCCTACTTAGAAGCCACACGGGGCGTCTTGCCTTTTAGCGTTAATAGCTACTGTATAATGGTCGAAGACGATTATATAGTTAGGCAAGTCAAGTACGATGAGGATCTTGGCCTCAACGGCAGTCCAGAGTTTGAACACTCTGACGGTTGGTTGAGGAAACAAGTTAAACGCAGGTACACGGGGCAGTTTCCAAAGGCGAGAGTCACCTTTACAATCAATCCCATAACTGGGCGATTAGGTGTACTCTCTTCTTTAGCTGCCGTCACTGCCCTCCGAGGAGGGGGCGGGCGCGGGTGACAATGGTGTCTCCCGTCCCATGGTGTCTACCTATAGGCGCCATCCAACGTTGTGATAACGTCGGATATCCCACAGAAGGAGCAACCGCATGCTTGACAATACTTATGACCTGACGATCGGCGCTAGTACTGTTACGATGACACGTGTCAAAGAACAGGACTACTCGTCGATTTACTACGGCGAAGATGGAGATGACAAGGTCATGATGACCATTGCACATACCATCCCTGCTAGTGGTGGATCCGGTGAGAGTCATATGGTTCGACTAGACATCGAACACTATGATTCTGAAGGTGTGTACCTGCGGAAATCTTCCGCC